NCTCTTCAGTGTAAGCAATCAAAGACTTATCTGATTTTTTATATATGGCACATTTAATCTTTGGTGTGGCTGTATAGCGTTGCTTTAGATAAATTGTTATACTTTGTGGATCAGCTAATTCTGGACAAGAAAACCAACTGCCTCGTATATTATTGCGTATAGTGTAACCTTCAGTGCCACCTTTAATTTCATATCCGAATGTAGGCATCTTACTTATATCCTTCTTAGGTTGTTGTTACAGATGCAAAAGGTTTCTATAAGTTTCACGTCCTCATAATCATCGTAGCGAATAAGCCTAATAAGCGTTTTTTAGATAGAAAAGAAATTATAAAACTAATTAAGTAAGAAAATACTTTCTTTTCTTCTTTCTTTTGTGTCGTTTTTCAGTCGTCCTTTTAAATAAACTTGAGAGCAATCAATTTCTGATCATGCCTCTTAAGTGACGCCTCAAATTCTTCGGCGCCTGTTTGAATCCCTTGCGAAGTAACTTGAAACACGACTTCAACATTTCCGTCGTCTGGCGGAACGGTGCGTTTTGTTTCGTCGTCAGTAATGAGGGTGCCTTTAATCACAAATTGGTAAGTGCCATCGTAAAGCTTTACTTTCCAACCATTTTGCAATACGAAGATAGAATCGCTGTAGACTCCTCCACCAAGTGGTGCTTTTCCAATCGCCCGCATAGGAACGCTGTGTCCCATGTTAGTCTGTGCGTCACACCAATCCATCGTTTGATTGTAAATTTCTTGTGCTGTAATTAACGTTCCAGACAGAATTTTTATGTATTTGTTCACTGGATCAAACTCTAGGCTCATTTGTCTTTTCTCCCTCAATCATCTTGATATATGATTTGAGGGTTGCAATGTCTTGTCGCGCCTTTTCGATTTCAGCGGAAAAAGCTTCGGGGTGTTTTGCGCCTCTCTCAATTAAGCTAATGAGAAGTTTAATGTCTTCTTCTCTCTTCTTGATGTTCCGTTTTAACGCGTCAACATCGTAGCCAAGTATTAGGCCCTTTTCTTTCTCATTCACCTTCTGTCACCTAAAAAATAGAAAAAGAGAATACAAAGCAATTATATGAACTACGGTTGATAGATACCGTCCACCGTTCTAATAGCCGTCACCGTAATGCCTGCCGCCGCGAATGATCCTGCAACGCTGAATGGAATGTAACCTTTGTATCGGACGCGCGTAACGATGTATTTTGTAGAGCCAGAATATTTAACGGATACTTCTGCTTCTCCCGAAGCATCGGCGTTTTTGTCTAAGTAAGGATTGTAAGCTCTGTCGCCAGAATCATATGCTCGCGCTGTCACGCCCGAAATCATGAATTTGTCGTCTGCACCAGACCGGTCTATTGATGTGTAAGAGTAGATGTCTTCGCCTTCCGTTGCCAATCCGTAATCGTATACAACTCGGACTACGCCGGTTGAAGGAGCATCGTCAGCGATTGCGCCGGAAACACACACGTAATCAACGCCAGATCCTTGAGTGGTCATCGTATACTGGTTTCTCTTTATTGCAGTCTGACCGGAACCAGTTGATTCACAAGTTAGCAGTCGGTCATTTGTTGCTATCATCGAAACGACTTTGATTGTGGCTGTAACTGGAGGATTCTGTGTCGTTCCGTTGGCGTCAATCAACGAATAGCTTTCAGAGTCCGTGCCAAGCATATCTTCGATCCATACGCCTTGGGCACCGAAGAATTTGCCTCCAGCAAATGTGCCGATTGGCGAAGCTTTCTTCAATGCGTGCGTGGATACGGCTCTTTGATATTGATAGCCTTCAATTTTAGTTATGGCGGACCCAGTGGAAGTGTAGAACAAATATGTGCCTACTCTTCGACAAAGTGCCTTAACATACTCATAAAGTTTAGCTACTGATTGACTGTTCAAGTCAATTACAATGTTGTAGGGTTGCGCGCCGTTGCCGTTATCCAAGTCCTTAGTTATGCTGTTATCGTGAGTGAAAGCGCTTGCACCAGCCACCTGAGCGTCAAACGTGCTTGTAATCAATCCCGAAGGAATGTTTGTAGTAGCCGAACCGCCACCGCCACCTTGCTTCTGAACTGTCTCGTTATCTTGCCATGTTCCAGACACGTCACTTAAGTAGAGAACGCCGACATCTCCTTCCAATTCAGGGTCTTGGAGAACGGCACGCACTACGCCAGTGGCGCTTGAAGTAACACCCTCAACAGTGTTTCCAACTGTGAAGAGTGCTGTTTGAACGTCAAAAGCAAGTTCGGAGCATATTTCTAAAGCTTCGTTGTCAGCCCAAGTTGTTCCTTCAACATTCGCCAACTGGAAAGTTCCAGAAGTTGCCGCGCCACCGCCAGCATCCAAAAGAAGGGCGGTTGAATGGTTTACTGTGCCGTGAAGACATTTATAGGCTACAGGGTCGTCGCCAGTCTTCGTGTCGTAGGTTAACTCTCCGTTCATGAAGTGAACTCGTATGTTCTCCATGTAAGCCATAACAGTTGCTACGGCCGTTTGGTTGTCTGGATCATCGAACGAGGCCAGCGGAACCGCGTTTCGTCCGCCGTTTGTAAGATCAATCTCGTAGAAGTCAAATAGGTCTGTGTAAACTCGGATATATACGGTTATTTTTCCAGCATCTATTTCGGTTCCAGCTTCTTTAACTTGAATCAAAACGTCAATGTGCTCGTCTGCGTCCCACCAGTCAGGGTCTATCTTAGCGCCAGCTTGGCTGACGTATATAAGACCAGTTGCTTCAATAGTTCCTAGAGTATAGATGTTAGCGTAGAGGTCTTCTCCGTCAACTGAATCCGCATTTGTAGTTCCAGCACCTGTTCCACCAGTTATAGTCATAGATGAACCGTTTAATATGGCTGTTCCAGTGCCAGTTCTAACCCACCATTTCTTCGCCGTGTTATCGTAACTGAGCAAAGGACCTACTTCAACTGTGTCGTCTTGAACTTGTTTACCGATGTCAGATGCAACACAGTTAGTGTAAGTTGCTCCGAATGTCACAACTTGAATTTCGCTGAGATAGCCGTCTGTTTTGATTGCTCCGCCTTTAAGAAATTGGTAAGCCTTAGAGCTCTCACCAATGTCGAGATACCAATTGTTTATCATGGTATATTCGGTTGGTGTCTGCGCCGACATTGGAACCGTGTCGTCCATTGCGGCTTGTTCATCAAAACTATCTTGCAACCAAGAATATAAAGCTTGAACGGTGTAAACTGTCACGCTTCCAGAATTGTGATAAATTCTTTTGTTAGTGTAATCTATCGTAAATTCGTCACCTATTGCCATGTATTCACCTCCGCATAAATTTTATTTCTTTCTTTTCTTGTAAAACTCCATAATCATGCATGCAACTTTTATGGTAGAGCAATATCATCTTCTATCAACACCGCATAGTAAGTAAACCCGTCAGAAGTGATTTTTCCTAGGGTTGAAATAGGAACATACCTTGTTGTCCCCGTTGTCGATTTTCTAATTCGCAAATAAATGTCAACGTCAGGTCCACCGCCGTAGTTGAATGTTTCTTCCGCATATCCGTTTGCGTCAGTGTCTTCATTCATGAGTTGTGTCATGTCGTTTTGTTTGAAAATTGCGACTTGTGCGTTCTGGATGTTGTTTCCATCTTCGTCTTTCACGTAAACTTTAAGGTAGACGGTGGTTTCGATTGATGTGCTCCCGCCACCAGTCTCCTCAGAAGTTGAAGCGTTTGAACCGTTAGTGTTTTTGATTACTACGGTTCCAGCAGTGGAGTTTTCGATGTCCTTGGTGCATCCTGAAAACTTCACGTTGTCTAAAGTATAGGTTCCCGCAACATTAATGTGGATTCCGTCGGGGGCGTTTATGATGTTGCTGTTTTTGAACTTAACATTGGGATCCACATCGTTAAGCCTTATACCTCGGTCGTCTGGACTGATGATGGCGACGTATTCCATGATGCAGTTGTCAGCCAAAATTTCGTTACTAGCCTCAAGGTTGCAACTTAACACTTCTTTGTTTGTGTTGTAGGCTGGCAGAGAAATCGTGTCGGCATCAATGAATGTGCAACCGTAAAGACCTAACGTGTCGATGTCGGCATCTGTGGCGGTAAAGTCAAATTTAGGTGTGCCAACTGCTTTAAAGACGAAACCTGAAATTCCTTTGTTGCCTGATTTGGTGCCGAACTTCACGCTTGTTGATCCAGTTGCGTTACCTTGAATAAGAATCTCATATAGATTGGCGTTTACATCTTTATCTTCGAAAATCACAATTTGCGACGTATCTTCAAAGGTAATACTTCCGCTAGATGCATCGCCAAAACGGATTTTGCCTTGAACATAGAAAACTCCGCCTTCCTTACGGACGATTCCGTGTGCTCGACCATCCGTATCTGCCGACGAGTAATCATAAATATCTTGCAATGTGCATGTTGCGTCGGAAGTTACGGTTATTCCATCACCATATCGGGCTATGTCCATGTAGGTTGATTCTACGTTTCTTACAGCCGAAGCATAGTTTACGCCGATACCTACTTCTGTTACTGCCGTTAACGTGCATGAACCTGAATCAAGTGTTTTAGAGGTGTCAACAACAAGGCATACCCAACCGCCAGAATACGTGTCTTTTCCTCCAACATACCAATAGCCAACATTTGTTCCGTCACCCACTAAGATTCTGATGCCACCGTTAGTTTTTGTTTCTAACGCGTTAAAGAACAGGTTTTGGAACCATATGTAAATATGGGTGTTGCTTAAGTCCCATGTTCCTGACGTTCTAGTGAACTTTAAATATTGGACACCAGCAGACCTTAATTCAACTCCGATGCTTCCCGTTGCTTCTCGGTAAATATCAGTCACAACGGCGGGTGACCCTTGACTTGCAGAAAAGGTTCCCGTAACTGGGTTTCCTGTAAGAACGTCGCAATCAACCAAATCGGTGAGGTTTGGAGTTACGGTTACAGCCATTGTTTATTCCTTAACTTATGCGTCAGTTCTCGTTATGCTTGTTATCCTACCGTTTGCATCATAAGCTAAAGTAAGCGTCAATTTCAGTGAGGGATTCGTGTACATCTTGATGGTTTCAACATTGCCTTGCGCATCATACGTAAATTCAAGTTTATCTATTTGCGCTTCCGTTCCCGAAATTTTGCTTTTAATTGCATCGAGAATCGGCTTCAAAGCAGGATCAGTCATCGTCGTCACGAACCGCAAACGGAATATCCACTATTCTTATGGCGCTACAAAACTTGCAAACCCACACGCTGACTTGAGGCCTCAAATGTCCAAGCACCCAATCATGAGTTTTTTTCCTTCCCGGATTTTTTCGACATACTTTGAGAAGTTCATCGTCATCACTTAAAAAATGGCTTGAATGTATAGCCTCAACAAAATCTTCCGCTTTTTTCATGCTATTCCCAGATTTCATCAGAAAGAAGTTCGGCTCTTCTGTTCTCCCGCAAATATTTCATCTGGCTTTTCCCATGCTCAACAAAAACATCGGTTCGTTTACCAACCGAATACAACGGGTAGCCACGAGCCTGCGCTTCATCGAACAAGTTGGCGTCAACCCAAGGATACGGTTGCTTACCAATATCCTCGTTGAAGAGCCCTACCTCCTCCATCAATCTCCTTTGCACCATTATTTGGCAAGTGTCAACCACACAAGAGCCTTTTATGATTTTGTAGCCGAGGGGAAATTGGTTTCTAATGCGAAGGATTTCCCCATCTTTTTTAATGATGTATTGCCCCCCAAAACAAATCATCACATGCGGATTTCGTTCCAAAAACTCCGCTTTAGTTGCGATACTGTGAGGAAGTAAATAACAATCGTCGGTTAAAGGCACAATAAATTCTTCCTTGCCTTTCCGCAACCCAATGTTAAACATAACGCCCAACCAATACTTATCTAACCGCTCCTGCGCTTGCGTGTCAGAAAAATAAAGCGCAACCCTTGGAACCTTCCTAAACTTTAACAATACATCTTTGACTCGAGGTAAGCTATTGTTGTCAATGATGTAAAGGTTCCAGCTTTTGTAGGTTTGCTCTAAAATGCTGGTTATAGCTTTGACGACCATAGTGGGCCTATTAAAAGTGCTGAGAAGAACCGCCACGTTAGCGTCGGCATCTAAGTTTTCTTCGCCGATCCAAACGGGTCCCTTTATCTCTTTACCGCTTACACTCAACAATTTTTCCACATCGATCACAGCAACCAACCACTGGATCATTAAATGAGATTACACAATCCACCCAAGAGATTTGATGTCCGTTGATTACACAAAGTAAGAGGGCGATACATATGTTAAGGGGAGTTATAAGGAAGTGCTCTAAACTATGGTATTTCATCCAGATTTGTTCAGGTATATATTTGAAAATCCATAGCCACTCAGGAAGATAAGACCATATAAATGTCATGTGTAAAGTTCGGTTTTGATAAAGGCGCGCCCAAAACATTCTATTCACCTTGTCGCCAGTAACCACCCTCGGCCTCTCCCGTCTAAACCTCTTTCCTTAACTTTGAAACCATAAACTTCCAGCAAACTTGTTATAGCCGGAGTTTCCGCCCAATTATGAACTTCAATATGCCACGCTTGAATTTGCGACATAACGGTTAGGCTTCCCCACAAAACTTCAAGCTCGTTGCCTTCAGTGTCCACTTTAATTAAATCGACTTCTCGATTTCCTATTAACTCGCTTAAAGTGGTTGTTTCCACTTCTTCCATTTTCATGGGAAGCGTTTTTTGGCGCCCCTCAAAACTAAGTGTGAGATCCCGCTTTAAACTTGGGTTGTCTTGTCCCATAGGAACTAAAAAATTGCCGTAGAAAACGGCCTTTCCCGTTCTGTCGCTGATTGTTTTTTCAATTACTTTAATGTTTGAAATTTTGAAGCGTTTAATGTTGAACCATAATTGGTCTACAAATACTTTGCAGGGTTCAACCGCCCAAACCTCTTCGTAGCGATCCGCCAAATCAATCGCATAGTAACCAGCGTTAGCGCCCACATCAATAAACAATTCGCCTCGAGGCAAGGTTCGAAGCTCTAGAATAAAAGCGGATTCAGGATGATTAAGCAAGAGAGCAACCATGTCTTCACTTCAAGTATTTTTCTTCTAGAATTTTGACAGTTCTCTCAAATTCGTCGGAATAGTGATAAGCGTCTGTTAGACAATGTGCGATTTCATGAATCATAAGTTTAAAATTGTTCTCAGATTCTTGCCCAAAATTTATCGTTTTACTGTCTTTGTGACAGAAACCTTCGTCGCCTTCAACCATATTAATTTTCCAATCATATAGCCCCTCGTTTTCCAAGATCATGTAACCAAATCTGATTACGTTCATTTCGTCTTTTCCTCTAATACTTGTTTGTAAAGCTCAAAATGTTTCTTCGCTACGTTCGCCCAACTGTTTTCTTCGGCAAACCTTTCGCAACGAGCTTCATAATCGCTTAAGTCTTCTTTTTCCAGCAATTGTCGGATAGCAGTGCCGAAGTTTTTGTCCCACGGCGCCTTACTAATATATGGAATTCCATATTGACTAAATATTTCCTGAATGAAGGGTGCGGGTGATCCGAGACTCAACACTTTACTGCCTAAAGCGTACCGTAAGCATCCGCTATCGATACCAGTTAGGTAAGGGAAAGCGCAGAGGTCAGTGGCGCCGAAAACCGTCGGAATCTTCTCTTCAGGCAAGAAACCCGTTTTAATGATTTCAGCCTTAACATTCCACTCTTTCGTCAGTTTTTGAAGTTTCAGCCAATAATCAAAGTTGCGTTCTTCGCTTCCAGCAACCAAATAGCAAACGTCATCCCAATCTTTAATTGCGTCTAAAACAAGTTCGTAGCACTTGTGCGGAAGAATGAAACCCCATTGAGTAACAACATGTCGCCGAGTTATTCCCAGCTCTTTGCGCGCTTTTTCTTTATCCATTTTTTCGTAGCGTGTAACTCCGTGAGGCAAAATCGGAATAAAATCGTCGCTTATCACATGTCCACGCTGCGACTTGTTTGGCACAGCGATTTTGGCGACTTTACCGAAAAACCGTTGATATCCACCGCCATGCGCGGTCATAACTATGGGGACCCGTTTTTTGTTGAGGATATCCAAGATCATGTCTTCATTGCCGTTGTAGATGCCCCACTCATGTTCAACATGCACAACATCTCCTTCGCAACTGTCAATCGCCTTAGCAAACTCTTCGCGAGTGAAACTAGGGTCCACGCGACAGATTTTTACGTCAACAAATTTGCGGAGCGCCTCGGAAAGATACCTAGAATAGTAGGCCATCCCGCAATTCGTATTCCATGTCGTAACCAAATCAACTTTCATGTCTAATTTCCTTATGGTAATAGCTTAACCATAACTTTCCAAACAGTATCCCAGAAATGAGAATACCAAACTTGGGATAGACACCAGCCCATTTTGTAGTATTTTCTTTTGAAAATTAATTCGATAATGGAATGTGGAAGGCAAAGGTTACTCCATACCCAATCCCTCTTTCGATTTTCATAATCCACTTCTAGGAAAGCCGGATTCTTACATCCTAACCAATCACAACATAATTTCATTTTCGCCATTCCTCTGAAAATAGAAACCTGCGGAACTCGTCAAAGTGCGCGTTTAACTCTTCATTTGAAGCCACGTCGGTTTCTATGAAGCTTTTCGTGAAGTTGTAGTATAAACTCCAGTCACGATTCAAAATTTTGACGCCATACTTCTCTGGATTTCTCCATATATCGCATCCTGGAAACGGACAAAACTGATTTAAAATCCAACGGTCAGGCTTCATCTCCCGCATAAACGCCTTGTTTTCTTCGATGGTTTTCCACGTTTCCCCTGGCAAACCAGTCATCCAATTAACTTTAACGCGCAACCCCGATTCTTTTGCCATTTCCACGGCACGACGGTGATCTTCTACGGTTTCGCCTTTCTTAATCAACTTTAACACGTTGTCGTTAGCGGTTTCAACGCCTAACCCCAGCTCGTCGCAACCAGCGTTGCAGAGTGCTTCACACATTTCAGGTTCCAGAAGATCGCTTCGTGTTTGCGTGCGAAAATGAATGTTTAGTGGCTCAAACAAATTACAGATTTCAAACAGTCTCTTCTTGTTAATCGTGAAGCTGTCGTCGACAAAACGGAAATGATGACAGTTGTAACGCTTCTGTAGATACCGGATTTCCTCGGCAACGTTTTGGGGACTACGGAACCGGATTATTTTCATTTGCGGACAAAACGCACATTGGTAGGGGCAACCTCGGCTAGTGATGATTGTGGTTGCTTTAGGACCCTTACCATACTTTTCACCCTCAAACAACGCGTTGCTAAACACTGCTTCTTCAGGCAATAAATGACGCGCAGGAAAAGGGATACTATCTAAATCCTTAGTAAGTCCGCCGTAAACTATTCCACGCGCGCGCCCGTCAACAACGTCTAAAACGGTTTTTTCTCCGTCGCCCACAACAACAACATCGAAATGTTTGGCGCATTCTTCGGGGAAATAGAGGGCGTGATGTCCACCAAGAACCGTTACGGACCAAGGATCTCGGCTTTTGAGTTGACGAACAAGTTTTTTGGCGTGACTTATCTGCATCGAAGTCGTAGCCGTTATTCCATAAAACTGCGCCCTCGGAACAGCATCTAACCCCTCGTTGCCACGCAAATCCGCAACCTTAACTTCGTGTCCCGCTTCTTCCAAAACCGCCGCAATATAAAGTAGACCTAACGAGAAATACATTTTTGGCGTCGAAAGAAACTCGTTGCTAGGATGGATTAATGTGACTTTCGCCATTATTTTTCCCTTGCACTGAAAAACAGTAACACACAAGGTTTCGCGTCGCAACCACAACAACCATTTCTCACCCAATTACAGGGCAAAGCAACACGCCATTGTCTGCGACAAACAGCCAAAATGCGATTTTTCTTAGGAATATGTTTTAACTGGGCCTTTTGGATCATACAAATCCACATTCTTTTTAATGTCTTCTTTCAACCACTCGTTCCAGCGACTCAAAAAAAGCTGAAAATTTTTTTGCAGTTGCCCCATCCATTCGCCTTTCGGTTTCGCTAAGTTGGTTGCGCCTTCGTAATGGTAGAGTTCGATGGGAACATACAAGATTTTGTAGCCTTGCTTCCGAACTTTCAGGCAGAAATCGGTGTCTTCGTAGCATCCTTTAATGTAAGCCTCATCCAACCCATCTTTCAACAGTTGTCGGCGAATCAACACACACGCAAAAGTTACGGCTGGAACTTCACGTTGAATGTTAAATTCTTTTTGGTTGCGCGGAAAATAACGTCCAAGATGAAACGGCGCCATCTGATCGGCAGAGGGGTCGTAGCCGAAGGAAACACCCGCATGCTGAATCAAGTCGCTTGGATAGACAAGTTTGGTTCCTATTATCCCAACTTGTTCATCTTGTTCCATTTCTTTTACGAGGCGTTTAAGCCATCCACGCTCGATAATCAATACGTCATTGTTGAGTAACAGAACAAACTCGTTTTTAGCATATTTGAGGCCCGTGTTGTTTCCTTCGCTGAAACCACCATCGGGTTTTTCGTTGAAATGTAGAGTTATATTGTTTCTGTTTTTTGCGAAGGAGGTAAGCCATTCTTGGCTTCCATCAGTGCTTGCATTGTCAACAATAATAAGATGGAATGGGTATTCCGTATTTTTGTAGAGGCTTGCTAGACAATTTTTGAGATGTTTTAAGCCGTTAAAATTGAGGATGATGAGGTCTACTTTAGGGGGCATAAACTTGCTTCCAGAACCATTCATTCTTGCGATACCATTCTATCGTCTGTTTCAGCCCTTCCTCAAATTCTGTGGATGGTCTCCATCCCAGACCATACATCAGTTTTGAACCGTCTAAACTGTAGCGTTCGTCATCTTTGAGACGGCGTCCCTTAAACCCTTGAAAGAGCTCTTGTTTGCTCATTATGTTCAAGATGGTTTCTGCGACTTCAGGCACGGTTTTGTATGCGGTTGGAGGAACATGATAAATTTCGCCAGTTTTCCCTCGAATTAAAACTTCGTCAATTGCTCTACATGAATCTTCAACATAAATCCAGCCACGTGTCGATCCGCCTTTAAACAATGTGAAAGGCGTGTCGGTTAAACATCGTGTGATGATTTTTGATATGAGTTTTTCAGGATGTTGGCGGGGCCCAAAATTATTCATAAGGCGCACAATTACCGTTGGCACTTCATAGCTATGGCGATACGCATTTACAAACTGTTCCGCCGCCGCTTTGCTTGCTGAGTAAGGATTTCTAGGTTCTAGCCGGTCTTCTTCCTTACAAAAACCAGTAGGTACGTCGCCAAAAACTTCATCAGTTGAAATATAAAGCAGTCGCGGTTTATCTTTCAGATTTCGCAACACTTCCAACAACGTGAAAGTGCCATAAGCGTTCGCTTGGAAGAACTCTTCAGGGTAAAGGAACGAACGATCCACATGTGTTGAAGCGGCGAAATGAACTATACAGCTTGGCTTAAACTTCTCTATTGTTTTAAGCAAGAAAACGCCGTTGGTTACGTCGCCAGCAACAAACTTGTAACGCCCCTCGTTCTCCAAATGCTGTAAAATTCGCGGATTCATAGCGTAAGTATGTCTGCTGTAGTTGAGAACATCGTTTCCTTTCTCTTTAAGTATATAATCGATGAAATTGCTCCCAATAAAGCCGGAACCGCCAGTTATAAAGTATTTCATTGCGGTTTCGCCTCAATTTTGTCGCGAAAAGGACGATAATACGTCTTTTCGAAAGGACCCTCAAGCCACTCTAAAACAAGCGATTCATCAAAACTAACCATCATATGAGGAACACCAACCGCTAAAATGATCTCTTGTCCCGGATGCACGACACGAAGATTTTCGCCTTTGCCGTCGGGACACGTCAAACATGTTTTTTCTATAAAGAAAACGCGCCCCTTCAAAGCAAAATCGTGTTGAACCGACTTGTGGAAATCTCCACCGCGCACTTCGCCTTTGACGGTGTACATTAAAATGTATTCTTTGCCGTCAACTTCCAAGCGCCAAATTTTGCCGCGAACATCGTTGCTAATTAATTCGTAGTCTTTTGCCTTGATTTTCTTTGTTATCTTCTCCAAAACTTCTTTATCCATTTCAATTTCTCCAAAAATATTAGTGCGAGGGGCAAGATTCGAACTTGCGACGTTGCCTATGTACTCGGTATCTCAACCAAGCCCTTGAGCCTAGCGACCTTATCCTCTGAATGGGTGCCCTAGGTTTCCGCTAGCGTCCATCTCTACCGCTAGAGTAGGGAGGAGTTAGGTTTTCGCCCCTTAGCCTCGCCCTTAACTCGAACCCTGCTGAAACGGAAGAAAGAGGGCAACTGAATCTCCCTTCGCTCATCAATAAATCAAATTTTGGGGCGAAGACTCCCACTTTAAGTTGCCGAAGATTCAATACATTCTTCCATTTCAGTTTCAGGCGAGTTAAGCCGAGCGCCTTCAACCAAGCTTGGCTACCCTCGCATATATCATGGGTAAGCTACACGTCACATATAAATGTATTGTTATGCTAGAATTTCCTTTGCTTTTTCGAGGTAAGCCTTGTTTTTCTCCTCGCTAATCCCAAAGCTTTTTATTTCCGCGCGAACATCTTCAAAAAGCCGAATCCACTTAGGAATAACCTGCGTATCCCAGTTGTAACCTAAACTAAATTTTCTGGCTTTTTTCCCTAGTTTACGAACTTTTTTAGGGTTGTTGTAGGCATCTTCGTAGGCTTCGGCGATTTTATATTCGTTGGGAATCGCCCACAAACTGCTTAACGCCGTCAAATAATTCGTTAATGGCGGAATCAACCAGCCATGACCCACTGTTAATTCAGTCATGCTTGTCCAATCAGTTGTAATCGGAGGCACACCACACGCACACGCCTCTAAAATTGGAATCCCAAAACCTTCTGCTTGAGCGCAATTACCGAAAACATCTAGGGCGTTATACATGCGCGTCATGTTTTGGTCGTTGAGGCCACAAAGCAGGTCATACATGAAAGTTGTTTTAATATATTTGTCAACCTTCAACACCCGTGCGTCTCGTTGAAGATTTCGGGCGCCACTTTGCCAAGCGTGAATATACATTCGCGCATCTTTTTTTGCGTCTGGGTTGTTGTCTAGAAAGATTTGGAATCCTAACATCATTCGCGGAAAACTTTTGCGGAACGGGTCTTTGTTGGCGGCGTTTACTCCAATTAAGAAGGAATCTTCAGTTATTTCCACAATAGATGGTGCATTCATTGATTTGCTGTGTTTTTCAAGCCATATCTTGTCTTCTTTCTTGTTTTCCGACGGCTTAAAAACATTCGTGTCAATACCGTGCGGAATAAACTCCGCTTCAATTCCTCCTTGCCGAAACTGGTCATAACCAAATTTGCTCATGGCAACAACTTTGTAGGCTTGTGTTGCTTGCTGAAGTGTCTGTTCAGGAATCGGTTTATGATCGACGGGAACGATGGGGATCCAGCGGGGATGAATAAGTTTCGGTGTTGTGAAAGCACCCATCCAAATGTCAAAAAGCGTTACTAAAACATCATATTTCCAGTAAGCATTAACTAGCTGGGCTGTCAACGCGCCAAATTCGTCGTTATACAGTTTCGGGTAAATATACAAATCATTCAAACCTAACGCTCGGCCCTCAAGACCGTAATTCGCTAACACCCGAACATCATAATGTTTCAACCATCGATAAGCCATGCCTCCGGTTTGCACTCCGTAGCCTGAAGGAACGAAGGGTGCATTGCTTAAAAGTAGGATTCTGAAATTTTTACTATCGGGGGAAACCGATACAACCGTTTTTCGCCGATATTTTTTTGGTCGAAAAGTAATGGAAGCGCCTTTGTCGCCTTCGGGATAACTATATACATGTTCTGCGGTGGATAGTAATCCTCTTTTTTTGAATTGTTTTTTCCACCAATCTGGCGTGTAAACACTAACATGGCTTTTGTCGGTTCCATTGCTTCTGTCGGGGCTTAAATCGTCATCGGCGATTGGAACATCTAATAAAACGTTTTTTCCAACTCTACACGTTTCGCTTATGGCTTTGTATAAGTCGGGAATTCGAATATGCTCTAGAACGTCGAAGGCCACTACTACATCAAAGCTTTTGTTCTTCCAGAGCGAGAGATCACATATGTCGCCGACGTACAAGAAATCTTGAACATCGCTCGGTGCATTTTCGATTGCCCACGCGCTAATGTCAACACCAACAGCATCAATATTCAGTGCGCGGAGGGCTTTAACAAGGTAACCGCGAGCACACCCAAGAACTAAAACTCGTTGTGGATGAAACTTTTGAACGATGTGTTTTGCAACTTCTCGGTTGCGAGGCAAATAATATTGTTCTTCGTAGGGAACGAAAAGTAGGTTTCCAGTTTTGTCTCGGCGACCATAGTTGCTTCCTTGGGCGCTTAAGAAATATCCTTCGCCGTAAAAATCGCTGTTTTTTGAGCCTTTGAACTTTTTCTTGCTACTATACTTAACTTTCTTTTTCTCCAAAAACTAATTCTCCTTTAAACTTGTAACCCTAAAATGTGGGGGAAGGTCATTGCCTCAAAGAGGCTCCCAATAGTCTACTGTTAGACTATGAGTAGTCTATCAGCTTTGCACGGTTTGTATCCAGAAAATACCGTTGGTGTGCACGACAGTTCCACCGAACCGCACGCTTGCCAACACGAATTTCTGTTGCAAACGCACAACATATTCGGTTTCAACTTCGATAGCGCGTTTAATGGCACCTGCAATAGCGCCTTTAGCCAGCAAGAGGCTCCTGTAAGTTCCGCCTCCAATCAACAAAGTACCCTTTGGCCTTTCAACCATTTGAACGCCAAGGTAACTGTCGATTTCGCCACGCTCAATAACGCTACGGTTGCCAAAAGTAGCTGCATTCGTGAATTGACTGTCCTGCATTAGACCCTTGTACACAACTGGATGCATGATCAACGCAACTGGTTCATATGTCCCAGCTTGGACGCTTCCCATTGCTTTTGCGATAACCGTGCCAACCATAGCGCCTGCTTCAGTTAAGGTTCCAGCGTTAGCGCCTACTTGTGCTTGCGTTAGGAAGTAGTTGTCTATACATTCAGCTAGACACCGAGCTAAACCCTCGTTAAGAGCGTTTATAGTGTCCGGCACAACATCTTCCATGTCCGCTTTACAAATGTAGTAAGCACAAACTTTGTTAGCCAACGTGATTGGAACTTTACCGATTGAGGCTGCTGTGGTTGTCGGTTCTTCACAAGCAAGGTCTGCACATGTGACTGGAGCAACAGTTATAACGTTAATTGTGTCACCTGGTTTGCCTTGGATATCTTTTTTCCAGTTTATGTAAGGCGCGTTCCAGAAAGCAGATTCAGGGTATTGGCTGAGTCTTTCAACTTCAGCAGCCCAAATCTCTGGAATAGCGTTTGTCGCTGTGACAGCGCCTATTGCCTCTTGAAGTTTCGGGTCAGCAACTTTTACTTCGCCGACAACTTCTGCGGCTTCCTTGTTGTCTTGGGGACCTCTCCAAACAAAGTCTTTCTTTGTGTTGGTTAAAGCCTCAACAAGGCCAATTCGGTAGTCTGTTGGCGTGTCGTCTTCTAGGTCTTCTGTTTCGCTGTCTGGAGTTTCTCCGGGAACCATCTTCTCGCTTAGTTCCTTGAAACGGAGGTCTAATGCTTCAATCAGTTCCTTCTTTACGCTACCTAAATCAACTTCAACGGTGATTTCTTTTTCTTCTGACATAATACATCACTTAATTTTGGGCTGGATCACACTGCTGTGCGTCACGACAGGCGCCCTCACTCTGCCGACCCCCGTCATTGGGGAGGTTCGCTCTAGGTGACTTACGTAAAATAGTCACTATAAATTGGGTAAAGAACAAAAAAGTTGGGAAGTTGAGAATTCAGCGTTTTATTTTGATCTTCGCGATGCGCCGAGTTTTCTTTAGTTTATAGAGAGCCTCTTGAAGCGTATCTTTTGTCTGCCCTAGTTCTTCTTCAAGTTTGTGTATTCGCCTTGCATCTTCGACTCGCTTGGTGCTTAACTCGCTGATTCGCCTCGCACTATCTGCTTCTTGCTCGCGTAAATCAGCGTTATCTTCTTGAAGAGTTGCACGCGCCCTAGTTTCGTTTATGGCATCTTGCTTTGCTTTTGCGGTTTCAGATTTTGCTTCGTCGCATTCTGCACTAAGTTTGCTGACTCGCGTACGTAGTTTTGCGTTTGCTTCTTCTAAGTTATCTTTCTGATTTCCGAGTTCGGTTTTCTCACTGTTTGCGATTTCCGCTTGATCTTTAAGTTCAACGTTTTCACCCTTCAATTCGTTTTGAGTAGTTTCCAATTCAGCGATTCTTGCGTGTAGATTCTTTATGGTTTCTTTGTTTTCCGCGTCTTTCGATGTGGTTTTGGATGCATCTCTCTCCATTTTTGCGATTTTCTTTGCCATCCGCTCGATTGATTCTTTCGATTGAATTATCGTTTCGTCCTTCACAACGCCATCTTTCTCTAATTCGTAAACTTTCTGAGTTAACTCATTGATTTTGTTGTCTTTCTTGGCCATCTCTTCGATGGATTCAACAGATTCGCCTGTATAACAAAAACCGCCTTTTTCAAAAGCGTTTTCAATGTTAAATTTTCTTGCTGCCCGACAGATTTTTGCCTTAACTTCGGCTGTTTGACACCCTTCCGTTTGGTTATGGCGTGCCATCGCGTTTCGTGTATGAGCTGCGTCGTGGATTGGTAGTTTCCTGATTTTGCTGTCGCCTTCACCTACTATACATGCAAATGAACTGTCTGGTAAATCAGTGAATTGTTCTTGCGTTTTTTCTTCTTTTTTAGTCATTTTTTTATTTTCACCTCTCGGTGTTATATTTTCTTTCATCTGAGATAAAACTCCATGATCATGAGTTTGTAAAGATTCAACCAACCGTGTTGCGAGAGATTCGTTTAGGGGCATAGGGAAAATCTGGCTGAGAGGATCCCCAGGCAAATGATATTTCTTTCGCAACAAAGCAACTTCATCTAAATAGTAACCACAAGTTGGAATGTTGTGTCCATCTTGTTTTGTGATGCCGCAAATGGGATGGGCCTCGATGCTTGGATGAACAACCTTTCGGTTTTTAATCATGTCTTGAATCTTTTTGGATTCGTTGTGAATACGGAGAACAGCTTCAATGCTGTTTCCCTCTTCGCTAACTCGCCCAATTTCCAAACGGTTATCGGGAAACGGAAGGCGCAGTCTATGGTCATGATCTATGTTTAAGGGGCGCCAACCCAAGTTGCTGGCGGCGAAAGTCATGTCTTCTGGATTTGTGTAATCGTTCAGGTTCATGCTGATGTTCGCAGTAAGCAACCGAGTTTTGTAATATTTGGCTTCCTTATCTTTCTTCCAATATTTGATGAGGGGTTCCGTCCACTCGAAGCTTTCTCGGAGTTTCTCATCTAAAATTTGGTCTTCAATGGTGTAAGGTTTAGTTTCGTCAAGTCCGTTTTGTTTGAGGAAGTCTTTATACATTTGGGTTCCTTCCTCATCGCCGAAAAACATTACAAAACGGTCAAGAATCTGCTGAAAATCGTCGTGACGCGTTTCTTTTACGCTTTCTCTGTGTTGCTGAAACCACGCCTTCGCTTTGCTCACTGTCCATCCCTTAGCTTTACTGAAAAGGTAGCTTTGAATAGCCCATTTGTCCCCATATTTACAATAAATCGCTTTGATTCCTTGATCCGCGCTTATTGTAATGGTTCGGCAAGGGTCCCCAGGTGTTTTATGACCGCTTCTTATATATTGATCCGTCACGTCCCAAGGCATTTCATATTTCCTCTACAATTTTGTTTATTAATTTATGAATCTGACATTCTCGGCAAACATCATAACGTTCTTCGCCACACTTAACGCAAACCAAACGATTCAATTCTTTAAGCACGCTTAACATTCAAGCGCGTCTCCTTTTCTGAAGCGCGTCATGATGAACTTCACGAAAGTTGCGTGAGCCACATCTCGGACATTTATTTAGTTTCCGAAATTTTTTGCGACATTTACGGCACAAACGAAAATGGCGGATTTTACTTTGTTGAGCAAGCGCTTTTTTATACGGATCCATGACGGGCATTGTTACTCTCTTTCTCAATCATTATCGAGTGTTTCAAGAAGCAACAACTGTATCGCCAACCCAAAAAATTCGTCGGCACTAAGTGGGATAGTTGTTTCAACAAGAACAGTTTGGCTCGTTTGTCTCCGAACCGAAATAGAAGTTTCCATTAATTGTTCTATTTTTCGGCGAACCAACATTTCTATTGGAACAGTTTGTTGCGTCTGCCTGCGAACGTCAACAACAATGTTCACGTGTTGTGTTCGGGGTTTACGACGTTCCAACCTAATGATTTTTCGGTCTAAAAGGCGTCCGCCAACGCCCACTATTGCGGTTTCTTCGCTTCCGTATGTGAGCAGATGGTCTCTTTGGGTTTCGTAGCAAGCTTTAACCCAAGCACCTAAACGAGCAGTATCAGATATACGAAGTTCGTCTACCATGCCCTTAAAGTAAAGAGCCGATAACTGCCCAATATCCCAGACCGTATCCGTGGTTACATCGCCTAATGCTGCAATGCTGGCACTCTTATTAAAGACACTGTTAATATATATTGACCCATTACCGTCTCTATCTGAAACCATCGTGATATGATAGAAACTACCAACAGGTAGGATAGCATCCGAGTAGAATTGCACTAGGTTCGCATCTTTGTCCACCAACTTATAGCGGATTTTGTCGTTGAGATAATAATTCTGATATTCCCCCTTTCCAACTCCACCATAGGAACCGAAGACTATTTTTCCACTTGCGCCCGTTACGGGTTTAAACCAGTATTCAACTGTGAAGTCCGTGCTGGTGCCAAAGTGTAGAGACGGGTCATCATTAATTCTCACGTAATCATTTGTGCCGTCGAAGTCTTGTGCATCATCTATCTGACCGTCGGTTGTAACTTGTGGTTCATTTGCTCCCTTCTTTGTTCCATCATTATTTTGGTCTGTGCTATCTCGGACGTGGCTTGTGTCAGGGTCGTCTCTCATGTGAGTTACAAGCTTGAAATAGCTATCCCAAACTTTTTCTGCTGGTGCGCTATTCGGGTCGCCAACGTAAGCGTTATTGTCTGCATGCGTGTTATCGTAATAAAGATATAGATCGGTATCAGAGCCACTGGCTATTGTCCATCCGTCTCGGCTCACCCATAGCCAAGCTTTCTCATTAGTGACATCCCATTTTTCAACTTCAACATAAAGCTCTGTTATACCATCACTTTTGGTTACGGCAACCCTCTTATAGTTGCTTCCAAGCTCGTCGAAAACGAAGCTTACGTCCTTACTGTTTAAGCCCGATAAGGCGCTGAGGTAAATGAGAACGGGAAACCATGCCAAGTTGCTGTCGACATCACCTGAATCAACGGTGATTTTAACTCGTTTGCGCCAACCAGAAAGCCAAGCCATCTTACATGCCGACTGCCTTTTATTCTTTTGTTAACCAAAACTTAAATGACACTTGAGCTGGATATTTGCCAGCGGGGAGCCCCTCGGCAACTGCGACTTCCAACACAACTTGAAATACATCGTTTAATGCGAGGCGTTTAATTTTCTTTGACGAAAGCAACTTATAATGAACGTCCGGTTTTAGGCTAGGATTTAATTTTACCGTTATGTCCTCAAGGTCGCCGTAACTTTCGTTTCGAACATAAAAAACACGGGTTTTCTTGTCGCCGCCTTTTAAGCGACCGAAACCGAAATCTTCCGTTGGCACCGTGCATTTTTCGTCGGTGTAAAACATTAAATGTTTCTTTTTTATCATCCTAGTTTCTCCAACATTTTCCTGTAAAGCTTTAGTTTCTCAGCTTTCAATGTCTCCTCTTCTTCGCCCTCTTCTGGAGTTTCTTCAGGCGGTTGGGCTGCGCCAGAAACTTCGCCTTCTTCTTCCTCCTCAATCCGGAGACCCATTTGTTGCAACAACTTCGTGAACTGGGTTAGAGAGATATAGCCTATTTCTAGTCCTTTCGTTATGAAAGTGCTAATGTCTAATTCTTCTACGCCTGTTTTTTCGAGGCCCGCTTCAAGCTTCGGAACTTCCGTACAGTTATTTTTTTCGCAGAGAGGCGCAAACCATTTAGCTTCAACAATCCGCTTAACGTTGCGTTGAAGAGCGTAAATGTTCCGCAACACAATATCATCAAGTTTGTTTGCTGACGCTTCCGTTGCGTTACGCCAATACCCAAGAGAGGGGGCGCCTAAGTTTTCGTAGATTTTGCGATCCAAATATTCGTTGTATTCCCAGAAACGAGCGCGTGGATCAAGCTGAATGAACTGAACTAAATCTTTGATTTCTTCGTCTGTGAGGTTGCCGAGGAAAAGGTCTTCTCCCGCCTCAGCTTCCGTAACCACTTTCCTTATGGCATCTATCGCCCGTTTGCTTTTCCAAATGCCTAACGGACTAGCGTGGCGCGCTAAGATTTTATCCATGTTTTTAATTGCGTTTGATTGGTAACCGAGAATGGCAACGATGCCTTTTAAAAGGCTACTTCCCCTCGGATCATTGCCAATTTTGTTGTAAACGAACCATGATAAGTCTCTTTCTAAAATTTTGATGGGTCGCAAACTTAGTTTTCTGCCTTTTTGGTGAATGAAATTGATTTCCGCTGTTTTCGGATCTAAAATAATGTTTGAAATTGTTTTAGGATGTACAATCTTTAACACGCATTTACTCGGCAACGCGTTGATTTTGGTTTCTACGGGAAGAAACCCCGCAATCAACATGTTCTTCGCAATGTTAGGCAACAAAGCATCTAAATTCATTTTTTGACAGAACTCGTCGCATAAATCTTTAGCTTTCTGATCTTCGTCAACCGTAGTGAAGAACCCTTGTCCCCAAGCTTGCTCCGCCAAATCCGTGATGCTACGTTGAACCGTGCCGTCGTTTTCAAAATACTTATAATAAGTGTCCACGTTTTTAGGCTCAAAAGTTGGTTCGCCACCCCAAAGAAGTTTACCCGATTCAGCGATTATGCTTTTGAGTTGCGCCACTCGATATTCAATGAATGGAAACTTACGCTTCAACTTGAACGGCATTTTCTATATCACTTTTACTTTGACAAAACGGGGAAGGTTATTTCTTAGCCATTTGAGAACTTGTTTTCGAAAGGGAAACCAAAAGAAACATGTGTAGCGCAGAATTTTAAGCAAGAAAATGGCTCGGCGAACATCAACATTTAAGGAAACAACGCACCTACTATTTGCGTTTATCGTCTCATAGACATCTTCTGCTTTTTTCCACATTTCTTTTTCTTTTTCGGTCATCGGTTTATCCATTTCTATCTCTAGAAATTCCCACTGTTCTTCGGTTAAAAGCGGAATAGCAGATGGTGCATACTTGAATTTTCGCATTTTATCTACCTACATAATCTGGATTCGGAACCTTAGTTCCGCAACGAGTACATTTATAAAAACTAATTTTTCCGCGACAAGACGCACAAGCGCTCTCAAGAATAAGCAACCCACAATTAGGACACTTCAATAATGGTCAAACATCCACTCATGGCAATCGGTAATTACATCGGGGTAGCCACAGTGGGGACAACATTGTTTAACCGAAATCCAAGTACCACTCGTTAAATCATATTCGTCTGGTTCAAAATGGGCATACTCTTGATGGCACTGCGGACAACTAGCTTGGACTTCTCTCATTTTACTCCGTTCCGTAAACATATCCAATGATGCTTGTTTCTAACCCAGCGAGAAAACAGTCAAACCGTTCTTGAAAAGTAATTCTTTCCATTCTCCATTTTTTCGTGTCATAATCGTGGCATGGAATGTATGTTAGTGGTAACCATTCAATTCCATGAAGAAGCCATCTTAATCGCTCTATCAAGGATATATGTTGTTTAACAAATTTCATTTTCCTTTGCTCCTCAGTCCTTCAAGAATAGTTTCTCCGCCTTTCACGCGGAACGTGCTGTTGCAACATTGACACAGAAACAAACTAGAGTCTTTAACGTCCTCAACACCGACGGAGCCAAGTCTAATTATGCCGATGGGTGAATTACATTTTGGGCAACATATCCAACGGGCGTCACTCATTTACCAATACCTTCTTTTTCCCGTTAAAACCTGAATCTCCCCAGGAACTCCTTCGCACAAGCCATAACGCAAACAATCAACGCCATGGTCGTTTTCTTTCTTTTTAGCATCGTAAACTTGCATTTCCGCAATCAAGTTGACGCAACGACTGTGAATCAGCAAGCGGTAACGTCCGTCACCCGCTTTTTTGAGGCGCCCCCCAACCTCGCGAATCCCATCATCACGTTTACTCTTGTTGCCCTTCGCATTCAATCCCGCTTTAACCATTTTATCAATGGTCTGCGGTTCCGAAGGATCACAAATAAATTCGCCTTCACCATAACGGCCCTTCATTTCCAAGGCTTCAGCAACTAAAGTTTCATCGCTTATGCGAGTCTGATAAAACTCGTCAAGCACGTAAGCGCGCCCATCATCGTCGAAGCCAATTGCCAAAATAACTGAAGGCGCGCTCCAGCCGAAATCAACACCGTAAACAATTTTTTTGATGCGCTCCGGCGGAACTAAATCGACAACATGTTCGTTATAATCAAATTCAAAACTGCCACGCGCAACCGCGGCGAAGCGCCCTAACACAAACCGATCATATAATCCGCCAGTAAGTGATTCCTTCACTTTTTGGCGGTAACTTTCAGTTAAATATGGGTTGTCGTCGATGCTCCAACGATAAACTTCAGAGTCTTCCAGTTTTGTGCGGGGGTCTTCAAACAGTTTATGAATGAAACTTCCCGGCTCGTTTGGCGTGGTTGTTAACCAGATGCCGACACGAAATTTATTAGGTATGGACCCTCTTAACCGGCGCATCCAAACTTGCCAAGCCGTCTCAACATGACGGATAAGACGGGTTTCGTCACTCCAAATCCAATCAACATTCGGGCCCTCAGCGCTTTCGGGCTCATCAAGCCCAATCATCCACATCTGCGAATCGTTAACAAACGTTAACACGCTATCTGTCTTATTGTAATTCGCAACAAAAGGCGACGTTTCCAACGGCTTACCTAAAAGCCTCTCTAAAGTCGGGATAAGGTTTCGCTTCACCATCTTATAAGTCGGCTCAAACGCGTAACCCACCGACCCTGGACATTCAAGAGCCCACAACGACGCATCAAACGCGCCCGCATATGTTTTCCCGCCACCCGTAGCCGCACTAATCAGACGCGCAAAAACTTTACCGCGATCCATATGAAACGGCGCTTGATGAGGATGCGGATCATAATTAATCTCTAACTCCTTTGGCATCAACCTTACCTAAATCCCAAGCCTTAATTACAATCGTCGCGTCAACTTCGCCTTTAACTTCGGTTTTTTTACTTAAGAAAAACTCAGCAAGCTTAAGCAAGTCCCGATCTTTCATTTCGGGAACACGCTTACGCAAACGCAACATCAAAATGCGACGTATATCCTCAACCGCCACATCAGGAATTGTTTCCGTGATTTCCGCCAAATCATATTGAATGGTGCGTTCTGAAACCTTAAAAATGGTGGCAAGCTCCTTCGATGACGGGATTCCGCCCCGATCTAAAATCACTTGTAAAAGATGTTTTTGCCTAATCTCTTTACGACCCATCTTACCAAACTCGGTAACACAAAATTATTGGTATGTTAGACTTTACAACTCCAAACCAGTAGTATATCTTAATAATTAAATCTGCATTATCTACGCATCTATAGATTGTAGTTACTCCATAAGCTGCCGCCTTTGCACCAAAGTCTCTAAGGCTACTGTAGGATATATCAATTGAAGGAGTGAAAGGTCTATTAGTTATAGTGAAGTTCCATTCTTCTAATATTTGTTTAGCGTAGTTATCTCGTTCCATTATATAATTGTTTAGAGAAGAAGACAGAATAGTTTCAGTCTTAATACGTAACGGAGAAATCAATATACCTATAAATATTCCTAAAATAAGAAAGACTAATGCAACTGCAACAAGTAGTTTCTTCATTCACCAAACCACTTCTCAATGATGAACCATTGGATAAATCATTTTTTCAATCCTCGCAAAAAACGAAGAAACCGAAACTACCCGAAAATTAGTTTAAGAAGCAAAGCAACAATGAAGACGTTGAAGCTATAGAGGCCACCTATAAGCCAGCGACGATACTTCTTTTCTTGCCACAACTCAATAAACAGTTTACTGGCTTC